ATCGACAAGCATACCGCCAACTGACCAGTTTTTACCATCCCAATGCGCGATACTTCTGAAATCCTCAACATCGCACCAGTAAAAGCCGTCTTTAAGTTGTATTTCAGTTTCAACTTTGCGGTAAAGCTGATCTTCCCCACCTGCTAAGTTGTCAATATAATCTTGAAGCTCGATAGGGTTTGCGGTGTCAGACGGCTCAGAGTAAAGATGAGTAGCGATATCAGTAAAGTAATAAACAGCCTCGCTTGAATCAACTTTCACATACTCAACCTTAACGCGAGGTTTTTTCTTTGCGTCAAACTCATCTTGCATCTTGATTAACTCGTCAATGTCTGGTTTCCATGATTTTAGTTTCAAAATAACAGGGATATCAGGAATATAATCACCACAAGGCTGCGCACCGGTGTTTTTGCGTGGTGAGAATGAGGTTATGAATACTTTACTATCTGCTGATGTCTTAATGTTCATGCTTACAGGATCTTCAACAATCCAACTATATCCATTTTGCGTGTATTCATCACCATCAACCAACTTCAAACCCAAACTTAAAAAATAATCTAAACGTAATTTGCTCATGTATTTCTCCTTAACTAAAAACCAAATAATAAACCCAATCACAAAATAATACTGTGATTGGGTTGGCAAAATTATACTTCAATTTCTATTTCGAATACCTGACCAACTTCAACGGACGGCTCTATATTTACCTCTTTAACAAAGCATCCGTATAAATCATAGCAAATCCACCGTTTTTCTTTTTTATGTTTTATTCTTGACCCTGCATTCTTGTTTAGATACCAGAAAAGTTGACATTTATTCCATTCATGCGGAACATCACAACTAACCCAATGACCATCGCCTATTGATGTTTGAGATTTACCACCATTCAACCAATGCAAGCAAGCTGCTTTGTGCTGTTGCAGGCAAGCAAAGTAGTTAAAACATTCATTATTTGGAAACTCTTCTGCTGATAGCTCAACCCATCCAGAGTTGCTACATGCAAACAAAACCAAATCCATATTATCAGCCTTGGCTTTTATCATTTCCGAGTGTTTGTGCGCTGTCATTTTATACCTCCAATCAATTAAAAACTTGCAACTATTATAGTTTGTAGTGTTGTTGTATACTGTGACCACTATCACAATTTGCAAATTGATGAGTAATAAATATGAAATTCAAACAAACAGACAGCGGAGTATTAGTTCCGTGTGGACCTAAAGATTACCAGTTCGACGGCCTTGTTAACGTGGCTAGTGGATTAGGAACGGCTAAATCTAAGCGCAGCTATAACCAATGGAACTACGATTACACTGATTGGGCGAGCCTTGATGCAATGTATCAATCTAACTGGATTGCGCGTGCTATCGTTGATGAATGGGCTGCCGATGCTGTTCGTGAATGGCGCTCAATTAAATGCAAAGATGCAGAAGCGATTGAGCAACTAGAAAAAGAACTTTGCGTAAAACAGCACGTGCAAGAAGCTATCGGATGGGCGCGTTTATACGGCGGCTCTGGTGTCGTTATGATTACCAATCAAGATTTAGAAAAGCCTATGCAGCTAGATAAAATCAAAAAAGGTAACTTGGATAAACTACTAGTATTCGACCGCCACGACCTAACGCCATCCGGTGACATTAACACGTTTGATTTATTGTCTGACAATTACATGCGACCAGAATTTTACACGATATCGGGTGGCTCACAACGCATTCATCACTCGCACATTGCATTTTTTAACGGAGCAAAACTTCCCAAGCGACAAGCTCGAATGAATTTTGGCTGGGGTGATTCTGAGTTGCGCCGGTGTATAGATGAAATAAACGACATGGTGTCGTCCAAAGGCGGTATTGCCGAGTTAATGCAAGAGGCTAATATTGATGTAATAACTCGCGAGGGGCTTACTGACGAGCTTTCTACAGACCAAGATGATTCTGTTATCAAGCGCTATGAATTGTTTTCGCTAATGAAGTCAACGATCAACATGGCATTGCTTGACGGTGGCGAAAAGTTAGATAGGCAGACTCTAAACTTAGGCGGTGTAGCTCCAATACTCGACACGTTTATGATTTGGATAGCCGGTGCTGCTCGTATGCCAATGACCAAGATTTTTGGCACAAGTGCAAGCGGAATGAATGCAACAGGTGAAGGGGATAAAAAGAATTACTATGACTCAGTTCGCAGTCAACAAAACGGTGATTTAAGTCTATCTATGCGCCAGGTTGACGAGGTGCTAGTACGATCTGCAACTGGAAGCTTCCCTATTGATTATGATTATGTTTGGAATCCATTAGAGCAATTAGATGGCGTTCAAGTGGCTCAAGCGCAATTATTAACTATGCAAAAACATTCTTTAGCTGTTCAAAGCAACTTTGCTACACGCGCACAGGTTATGCGCAACTTGCAATCTAATGAGGAATATCAGTATGAAGATGGGGTGATTGATGAGCTTGTAGAGCTTGAAGAAGGTAATTTGTTTGATGAGGTTGTTAATGAGCCGGTTGAGCCTGTTGAAGTGATTAATAAATCAGGAGAAAATATGGATAATAAATCAGTAAATAACGGATATGCTAGCGTAAAGCTTGATGATGTTAGTGCAAAATTTATTGCGGCGCATTTAGAAAGCGCCGGGATTAAAGGAGCGATAAAGCCGGAAGATATGCATCTTACTTTGATGTATTCTCGTGAAAGCAACATAAATACTCCGGCACTTACTAGCAAAAAGTATTCAGCAAAAATAATAGGAGAACCGTCAATTATCGGAGATGATCCCTGGAGAGCATTGGTTGTGAAGATTGATAGTGATGAGCTAAGAGCTAGGCACGAAGAACTAAAGCAAGCTGGCGGCGTGCATTCTTATTCTGACTTCCTTCCTCACTTATCTATAAAGTATTCACCTGACGAGTCAGACCTTGATAAACTAAAAGAATCTATGATTGATGGTGTATTAAGATTTGATAGAGAATCATTTGAGCCAATTAAATAGGTTAAGAGAGCTTATTGGAGATACTGAGTATGATGACTTTGCAGATGAACATGACCTATAATTAAAAACCAATAGAAACAACCCCTCTTGATCGAGGGGCTTTATTTATGGCTTTTGGGGTGCTGATATGCGTATCTGCTTTGGTTGTGTGCTTCTAAATTTTTCTAGAATTCTTAAAATCTCATCAATATCTTCTATGCGATCCAGATCAAGCTCAATAGCAGTATCAAATCCTAGCCTTGTATAAATTTTTCGTCCATTGACAGTGATTGTTTCGGACTCGCCAACTAACTCATATTCAACTTTGTTTTGTTGTTCCATTACCACTGGTTCATTGCTTGCGTCATGCTGCTCCAGTTCGCAAACTCGCTCACCGAGCTTTAAAATCATGTATAAAAGATACTGGTCTATAACAGTTCCGCTTTTATCTCCTTGGTGCTTAATATCTCGCGCAATAGGTTCAATCTTAATATACTTGGATACGGAGTTAAGCGTGTCTGCGCGCGTACACTTGCTTTCGTTTTTTATAGAGTCAATCAGCTCGTTTATATTATAGTCATCATATATTAATTCCATACTATCCCCTTATTTAAGTTTTAGTGAATATAGACTATTAATTATTAAATTTCTGTGATGAAAGTCGCAGATTTTAAATCACGCAAACGGTGTTATACTATTGCTATTAAATTTAACGGTGATTTTATGACCTCAGAAGAACTACTACAGCAACAACTATCCGAAATCACAGAACAACAGGCATCTAAAATCAAACCTGTCGAGCTGCCTAAAGATATCGGCATTCGTTATAATGCTGAATTACAGCGTATGGTTCGAGATATACAGCGCGAAATAAGCAAGAATATAACGCCGCAAATTAAATATTTAGCGCTAGAATATACGGCTGATAGCTGGGTTGACACTATCCAATCAGCTATTGAGATGCTAAAGGAAAGATTGAGCGGGCCATCATTTAAACGCTTTGCTGAACGTGTTGCTACTAACTTTGTAACCAGCATTAACGAGCGAAACCTAAAAACAATGGGTAAGCAGTTTGGCTCGTTTGGTGTTGATGTAATGACAGGTAATAAACCCGTTAACGATTTCTTGCAAGCGTCCATAGCCGAAAATGTGCAGCTAATAACCTCTATCCAAACGCAATACTTAGACCGTGTTGAAACGCTTGTGTTGACTAATATGCGCGCAGGTTTACGACCAAGTGCAATACAACAACAGTTACAAGACCAATTCGGAGTTACAAAGAATAGAGCTAGGTTAATCGCAAGAGATCAAACATCCAAAGCAGCTAGCGGATTATCACGCAAAAGAATGCAAGCTAGTGGTATCGAGTTCTTTCAGTGGGTAACGTCTAAAGATGCAAGAGTTCGCGGCCGCCACAATAAAATTGCAAATAAACTAACGGCTTATGGTCGCGGAATATACCGCTGGGATGATTTGCCGCTTAGTGATGATGAACAGCCTATTGCGCCAGGAGATGACTATCAGTGTAGATGTATAGCTCGACCTGTATTGCGTAGTGAAGTTGAGAAAAACCAGCGTGAAGGTAAGGTTGCAAAAGGCGTAAAAAAATAGGGCGCGCTGCCCTATTGTTTGAAAAATAACAACCAAATCAAACTGACGCAAAAAAACGCGCCGATTGATGCTAAGTGTTATGTTTTTACTTTGTTTATTTTTGGCAGTGATTTATTTAAATAGTCAAAGATTTTATTGCAGCACTCTCCACCACGGGCAGCGACAAGCAATAAAAGTAAAACTGGTAAAAATAAAACTCTTAACCAAAATTGCCATTGATTCTTATACTTCCAAAAATGCTTAAAAATAATCACATTACCATCCTCTTTTGTTTTTTAACCTCTGAAATTAAAAAGAACGTCCAATAACAATGCTTATAACCACAAGCCCATGCGAAATTATTCGACTTGGATGGGTCTTCGTCTAAATAGTCATTAGCTTTGTCATTCCACACGCATTGCTCTGCCTTGCTTAAGTCGTTTCTTACTGCTATATGAGTAGCCCAATCATCCACACTTACATTTCTTGCCATTTTCAATGCTTTGTCATTGTCTAATTTCATTTTTACATCCTTTTATTTAATTAAAATCTTCGTGCCATTCAAACCAAACAATAAACCAATCAGCCACGTATTACAGTGACCAACATCACACTAACCACAATTATCTTCAAACTCTATTCTATCCTGTAGCTTTTTAATTTCAGCTTTGTAGCCTTTTTCGGATAGTTCGAGTAATCGTTCTGCTTTAATTGCGCGTTCTCTTTGAGCTGTTGCTACTTGGTTACTATTTGATAGTTCCATAGTAACTCGACGCAGTGTTTTTCTAGCTGCTACAAGTAATTCGCGCAACTCTGATTTAGTTAAGCATTTCATGTTTAATCTCCATTGATAAAAATTTAAACCAATTTCTAGTTGCTTGTTGGCTTCTGTATTTTAGTTTCATAGTGACTCCATTTTAGCTTTGATAAAATACCTACTCACTACCGCGAACGGCACAATACCCACACTCAGTTAATTCATCTATGTGTTTATCTCGCTTAACGTCAAAGTAATGAGCGTATGAAAATAATATGACTGAGAAAATTAATAAGTAAATCATTATAAAATCTCCTTTAAAAGAAAGCAGATAGACAGACTTAAAGCCATACCTACAATATAATCAATTTTATATTTAACCAGATGCTCTGTTTTGGCGTAGTAAATATTAAGAATCCTATTCATTTTTTATCCTTCTGCATTAGCAAGTAAACTATAGCGGCTGCGCGTAGTGTTTTGCAATTCTCTGTTATTTGCACCTCATGCTTTTTATCACCAATTGGATCATATAGCTCTTGTGGGTTATTTGTGGCCCGACTATATGGCTCATCTTTAATGACGCTGATATCTGCGCTATCAATCAAAGGCCCCATATCTGACCAATTGTTGCAGTAGTCAACTTTACCCATGACAGCAACGACATTATCGCCAGTGCTTTTCCCTGCTGCAAAAACAACATCAAAGCCTTCTGTATACTTAACGCCAATTGACTCGCAAATCTCGATATTAATCTCAAAATCACTCAGCTTTTCCAATTGCTCTTTATCCATCACTCACACTCCTTACTTAATTTCTCAAAGTGAATGGCTTCTGACTGATGCATTCTGCAATCTTCATAGTGTTTCTGAGCTAATGAATGATCCATTCGCTCACTTGCTTCGTCGCCCAGCTCGGATGCTCTTGATGCGTTCAGTGCGCTTTCAATTGCCATGTTCATGTATTGCTGTGATTTAGTCATTTTATTGCTCCTTTGATTTAATAATGCATTCTAGGATTGCGCGTGGTATTTCTGACTCATCATTGAACGGAACATTACCTATAAAATTAAATCCGAATTCAGTGATTTGAGATGTCATTTCGTCATAGAAGATCTCAACTTTATACTTAACCATCAACGGACCTAAAATTGACCAGTCGAAAGGGTTGTATTCTTGGCAGTTAAACACCTTAATATAGTTTTCTTTTATTCCAGTTAAGAAATCAGCTCGACACTCGTCAGTAAAATCTAGCCCCTCAATCTCTGCAATTTTCATTGTTATTTCTAAGTCTTGCTTGTTCATTTTTCCGCTCCGTTGTTTAAGATAATTAAATAATAGTTAATATTTAAAATGGTGAAAATTGTTGTTTGTTGGAATGTGACAGCCATCACAATTTGACACAAACAAACCACAAGAGCACAATCTAGCAACCGATAACAAACCATTGGATATTCCTAAATGTTCAAATTAAACCAAACAATTCAGATTTGCGGTCAGCATGTAAAAGGCGCCGATGTTAAAGTTTTAACTCACGGACAAACTAGGAGCAAAGTGCGCATAGATGGCTGTGAGTTTTATGTTGATAATACGGCTTTTGATAAAGTTAATGGCGTTACCTTGAAATAACGCCATAGATGCATTGTGGCTAGGTTTAATTGCTTTTTGTGCGATTGCACAGGCTATCACGCGAAAGCGTCTCTGTGATGATTTCTTGCGCCTTAATGAGCTTTTCCGCTGCGATTAATGCCTCGCCTTCTTCTGCAAGATTAAAAGCCTCGCAAATTAGCTCGTCTACTTGCTCATGTTCATCACAATACGGTCGGCAGTAAAACTCTGATAGTTTTTCAGGTGTCATTTTTGTTTCTCCTTTATTTAAATAAGCAATACCACCACCACCGATACAATTCAGCGACGATCATTGGAATAATTGCTACTATTCAACGCTTTTATATTTATCGTCATATCTAATAAACACACCATCAGACCCCTTTATAAAGCATGAATCCCATTCTATATATTTGCTTTCAAACCCAGTTGCTTCGGTATAATTTGAGCATTGCCATCTCGAGTATTTATTGGCACCTGTCATCATTAGCAAAAAAGCAATGCTTGCTATGTAAATCATCGAGTAACCAGTTATTCCCCATCCATTTACAAAGTGTTTTTTTATTTTATTTAGCATTTTTATTTCCTTTTATTTAATAAGTTGATTAATAATATAGGTTATATTATTCGGTTACTGTGACGCACATCACATAAATCCAGCGGACTTTAAAATTCTTTCTGATTGTTCTGTGTATGCTTCAGTTATTGCAATATCAATAGACAGCCTTTCAGTTTGTTTGTTTAATTTATACTGAATTCTTTTACTTGTATTTTTATTTCCCTTTTCAATCATTAATCTTCTAGCTTTCATGCTCATTTTAAATCTGTTATTTCTTGCTAAATATCCTTTCTCGCGATCTAAAAACCCATTATCAACAAGTGAGTTAATACGCTGCTGGCAACTTGCTCGCTTTATTCCTGTAAACTCTGAAAAGCTATCGATGCTAAACCATGCGTCAATAGGTAGCGATCTAGCAACCTCGCATATTGAAACCGATGCCGATTGCGTTACCTTTCCTTTTTTGTGTCTCATTTAGCACACTCCGTCACGCCATTAATTTGCTCATAAATTCTATATGTTAATTGCTCTGAATCTTTAATTAAATCGGAAAGCTCTTTAGCCTTTA